TTCGCCAGCTCGTCCTCGCTCGGCTCGCGAGACTCGCCCTTGTACGTCGCGACCATCGCCTTACCTGCCTCGATGATGCTGGCGTGGCGGTCGCGGAGTGCCTTGAGATTGTTCATCATCAAAACTCCAATGATTGAGGCGGTCAGGCCGCCGGATAGAACTCGAAATGCGAGGCCGACACCGGCCCCATCCTGCGCTTCGGCCTGTTTCCGCTGCGCCCTTGCAGTCGCTGAATCACCTGATCCAGCGTCTCAACACTGTCCGCCATGCTCATCGTGACGGCCTCGCGCGCACCCACGGAGCGCCCTTGCCCGAAACCGTTACGCACAGCGGAAGCCTTGACGCCACGGCCACGGGCCACGGCATCAATGAACTCGTCATAGACAGCATCCACACGACCCTGCACGGCCTCGCGGCCCTCGTCTGACAGCGGCTCGAATGGGTTGCCCTCGACCTTGTACTTGCCGGCGTGGATGAGGGTCATCTTGATACCCTCCTGCTCCAGTGCCGCGCTCATGTCCTCGTGCGCGGAGAACACGCCGATGCTGCCGACGTCGCCCGAGGGCGTGATCACCACCTCGTCAGCTTGACTCGCGATGTAGTACGCGCCGGATGCCGCCGTGGTGTTCGCCACGGCAACGATCGGCTTCTCGCCGCGCGCGGCGAACAGTTCGGCCGCCATCTCGGGCACGCCGTCTACATTGCCGCCGGGCGAGTCCACATCCAGCACGATCGCGCCGACTTGCGTTGATGCCAGCGCATCGCGCAAGCGGGTACGGAAGCCCTCAACCGACGTGCCGCCAGGGCCGGAAATGTCCTGCACCTGCTCGATGCGGTGCGAGATGATGCCGCGAAGGCCAATCACAGCCACGCCCTGCCCGGCCTGCATGACGCGCTCCGGGCGTGCGGCCTGCATGCCGACGTACTCCCTGATCTCGTCCATGCTCAGCTTGCCGCCGGCGGCCTGATAGGCGAGCACGTCCACGATATCGGACAGCCGCATCGGCTGGATTGCCCACAGCGCACCGCAGACCTCGCGCAGGATGCGGGCGTACTTGATGCTCGGCGCGAACGTGCGCGTTTCCAAGACCTGCATCTGCTCGGCCGGTACGCTGAACTCATTCATGGTGCATTGCTCCGTTGGTCTTTGGCCGCACGATGAGCGGCGGGCCTGCGGCGGTATCGGGGCGCGGCGGCGGGGCGTTGCGTGGCGCGCCCTGTTGCGACGGCTCCCCGGGCTGCCCCGCCTCGACCATGTTCAGCGGTTGCAGGTACGCGTCGCCCTCGGGGCCGATGCCGTTTTGATTTTCCAGTTGGCGGATTTCGTTGACGCTGAGCCAACCCCAATTACGCGCAATGGCGAACGCCTCGTAACGCGATCTGAGATCGCCACGCAGCAGGCCGGCGACGTTGTGCTCTGCAAAGAACCCGCGCCCAGTGATCAGGTCGCGCTTGATCGACTGCTCCCATCGCACCAGCCACGGCATCATCGTGTCCTGCACAGACTCCAGCGCCTGATGCTCGATGTTCGAGAAGGTCGCGTTATCCATGATGCCGACCTTGTGCGGCTGCACACGGAAGATGCGCGCGGTATCTGCTGCGCTGACCTTGCGCGTCTCCAGGAACTGCGCCTGCTCGGGGCTGATGCCGACTTGGTGGTACTTCGCGCCCCATTCGAGCACCGCCGTCTTGTGCCGGTTCGCGCCGCCAAATGCTGCTTGCCATGCGCGTTTGAAGGCGTTGCGGTCGTCGTCGGTCTTGAAGTTGCTCGGGTGCTCGATGATGCCGCCGGGGCGGGCATCGTTCTGGAAAAAGCGGCTACCGTAGTCGCGCACCGCAAGCGACGATCCGAGCGTGTCGCGCTGCACCGTGATCGGGTCCAGTCCGAGCAACGGGCAATCCGGATCGATCGCCATCGCGCGCAGGATGAACAGTTCATCGCGCAGCAACCGGCGCGTCGGCACGCCCGGTTCCTTGTACTCGACCTGCCACCTGACGCGGTTGCTGTTGTCCTGCACCTTGACGCAACGGATGTAATCGGGATGCAGCGGGATCAGTTGGTCAACTGCCCCGCGCCGCCCCGGCACGATCTCGGCCATGCCTGTTCCACGAAGTACCGCCCATGCGGTGAGCATCTCGCGGAACTCGAGCGCGGTGTGCTCGTCGTTCGGCTGGTCGTGCAGCAAGTCATAGATCGGATGCTCGGGCTGCGCGTTCTTGTCGCCGTTGCGCTCGCGGCGGAACACTTGCAGCGGGAGCTGCCCGACAGTCTCGGAAATGAACCGCACGCAGGCGTACACCACCGCCAGGCGCATCGCCGTTTCGGGCGTGACCATCATGCCGGCAGACTCACGGCCGAGCGGCTCGAAATAGAAGTCGCTGCGCTCGTCGCGGGTGACGCCGACTGCTTTGGGTTTCATCCAGTCGAACATCACACCACCATCGAGTAATCAGCGGGGACCGTGATCGAGTCGTCCTCGTGGAACATCGCACGAGCCAGCGCCATGATGATCGCGACCACACCGTCTATCTTGGCCTCGGGTCGTTCCTTGCGCGGGAATACGTTGTCCTTCGCGTCAAGGTGCGACACCACGTTGCCGAACATCCACATCAACACCGGGTCCATCTCGAAATCGATCCGCTTGGTCAAGATCAAGGCTTCCAACTGCTTCATCGGCTCGCTGAAGTTCTTGACCGTCGCGCCGAACTCGACCATGGGAAAGCCTTCTTCGGTCATCCGCGTTGCGAACTGTGTGGCCTGGAACGGGTCGTAAGGCACCTCGACCACCTCGTGCGCGCTCTTCACCTCGCGCAAGTCATCCTCAATCACCGAGTAGTCGATGATGTTTCCCGGTGTCGTCGTGAGCCACCCGGAGCGATGCCATTCCTTGTAGCGGGTATTACCGCTCTCGAGCACCACATCCTCGGGCAGGTAGTGGCGCAGGAACACCGCGTAACGATCGTCGCGCTGGAACAGCAACGCCAAGCACGCAACGTCCGTCTTGCTGGCAAGGTCGAGCGCCGCGAAACAGGGCGAGCCCTTGAAGTCGTCCAGTGACAGGTCACGCTTCCTGCACGCCTGGTACGCCAGCATGTTCAGCCATGCCGTACGCGCACCCACCCACTCGTTCAGGTGCTTGGTGCGGTAGGAGTTCTGCTTCAGCGCGCTGCGTCTGGCCTGTGCGAGCTGGCCGGCCAGGAACTCGGCATCAACGCTGATGCCATAGTTCGGATTCGCCTTCTTGACCGCCTCAACCGTATCCCAGGCGTCGCCCTCATCGAGCCCGTAGATGATGCCGAAGACGTTATCGTCCTCAACCGTGCCCTTGAGGATGTCAATCACGTCGGCGCGCTTGGCGTAGCACGGCCCTCCCATGTCGCTACCGGCCGTCGTGATGTGCAGCATCATCGGCTGCTCGCGAGCACCCATGCCGGTGGTGAACGTATCGACCTGATCGCTGGTCTTGTGCTCATGGAACTCGTCAGCAATGGCCGCGCTCGGGCTGGCGCCGTCGCCGGGGTTGCCGATGACCGGGGCAAACCGGCTGCCTGTGCGCGGAGCAACGATGGTCTTGGCGTTAACCTCGATGCCCCAACGCTGCACCAGCTCGGGCGAGCGCTCGCATATCAACTTGGCGGGGCGGAACACCTCCCACGCCTGCGCCTCAGTAGTGGCGCCGCAGTACACCTCCGCGCCGTGCTCGCCGTCGATGCACATGTGCGCAACGCCCAAGCCCGCCACCCAGAACGACTTACCGTTCTTGCGCGGCACCTCGATGTAGCCTTCGCGGAACCGACGCCGGCCCGTGCTCTTGCGCTTCCATCCGTACAGGTTGACGGTCGCGAACACCTGCCAGTCCGACAGGACGAACCGCTCGCCGCGAGAGGCCCAGCGGCCTTTTACGTGCGGCAGGCACTCCAGGAAGTAGCACCACCTGCCGCCGTCCTCATGCGCCTCCAGGTCGTCGCGCTCCAGGTCCGCAACGAACCGCTTGCAGGCAAGGCGCACGTACTCACCGGCTGGTATGTCGCCGGCCAGAACCGCGTCCGCGTACCGTCCTGCTCGATGCCAGTACGGCCTAAAGTCCGTCGAATCGGCCACCGTCCGACTTCTTGGGTACAACGAGGCTGGCGCGACCGCTCGGATCCAGCCCCAGCGAGCGCAGCATCTGGCGCATGTGGCCGAGCTTGACCGGCGCCATGGCGTCCGGCGCGCGGCGGTAGTCGGCCAGCAAGTCGGCCAGCATCTCGACCACGAGCACGTCCGCAGCGGTCAGCACGCCAGCCGGCGCGATCCCCG